GAGGTTCTACTTATTCCTGTCGCATTGGCGGCAATAGTAATTATAAAGGTATAGTCTAACGTTCCACTATTTTTTGAAAGTATTATCCAACTTGCTGTTTTAGATAAATTCCAACTTACATTTGATTGAATTGTTATCATTTGCATTCCGCCCGTATTCGTTTCATTTACTATTTTTGGCGTAATTATCATTTCAATATCTCCTACAACTTCTTCAATAATATCTAATGGCGCGTATATAATTGGCGTTACTGAATTATCAATTGAAATACTTGAAAAATCTAAAATATATCCAGGGACGATTCCATTATCTCGCTTCAATTTCTCAGCCTTATCTATTGAACTCAAATTCATTTTGAAATTGTAATTTGATATATAATTATTATATACATCAGTTAAATAAATATATCCTTCAAAATGCCGCCGGAATATATCAACAATTTCGAGTAATGAAATTGAATACCCTTGCATTTCGCCTAAGTCAGCATTAGGCTGATAATTATAAATTTTAATCAAAATCTGATATTCATTTTTTGCATAACCACCAATAAACTGACCATCGTCATTCGATGTATTTATCGACAATACAATCAATGGCAAAGTATATGCTGGCATATTATCCTCATCGAATTGAGTATCGTCTAAAATCGTTGCGCTTTGCAACATTATATCTGTTTGAACTGCTAATAATGCCTGAATCTCAGCGTTAAAAGCATTAAATAATTCATTTATCATTTTGATAAAAATTTAAAAGCTATTTTATTTTTTGATTGAATTTCTTTAAATATTCGTTTTCGTAATTTTTGACTTATTCCGATAAACTTTCGTTGCGGCATTTTAAACGGATATTTGCCAAATGCGTTGCCTTCTAATCCTTCATTATGTATTTGCGCATACGGAATAATCGTTGTGTTCACGCCAATAAAAACCTTATATTTTCCGCGAACGGAATAACGAATAGCATTATATAAATTGCCTGTTTGCCGGAGTATTGGATTTGAAGAACTATAAACAGAACCTTTGTAATTTTTGCCGCGGCTATCATAAGTCTTGTCAGTTAAAGGACTTCTTTTTTCCCATTTTATCACCGCTTCGTCTGCAATATAACCTTGTGCCTCGAAGTTCTCGTGAACAACATCAACAGCAATTTTGCCCATTACGCGCGGCAACTCAGCCATATTCTTATTATATTGAGCTAAAAAATTTTGAAAGTCATTAATTAAATGTGCAATCGTTTTCATATCAAAAATTTTATTCCAACTCTGCGTAAATTCAATGAATCGGAATGTTGTAAAAAATAAGCGTTTTGAATGTATGACTTATCTGTTTCGATAATAAAATAATAGTCATCGAACTGCTTAATATAATTAATTAAAACTGTTTTTTGTTCAACTTCATCTTTCCAACGTCCCCAAATCTCGTCAGGTTGTGCAATTGCATTTCGCAAATTCTCTAAAATATTGGCTTTTTTACTTAATTTTTTATAAATATTATTGTCAAGTCTTACATTCAAAAAGAATTTTTTATTTTGGAAAATCAAATCTTTGCCTTTATGAAATTCATTGGAATTAGGCTTATGCTTATATTCAAGACGAGTATAATTATTATCGTTGGCTGCGAATATTGAATAATTAGAACTATTGACATTTTCGAGTAATTTAAAGTAAGATGCTTTTTTTGAGAAAATTCCTTCTATTCCACAATTATAACGAAACTCAGGCGGTATGCAATCGACTAATTTTGTTTTGAATGGATTTTTTGAGATATTGATCTTTTTATTTAACCATTCCTTAGATTCAGTTTCATCTAAAACATTTTTATCATTGTCTGTCGTTTCCCACCAACAGCGGCAATTCCAGTCATTCAAACCATACATCTTTTGCGCATTGACATCATCAATACGAAATTTTAATCTATTTAATATAGCGTGTTCCGGTCTTACTTTCGGGTCTTCACGCGTTCGATATATTGCATACGGGAATAAATCTCTATCTTGCCAAATCTGTTGCCATTCCTCAGCGAATATGGCACCACGGACACAACAATCATATTCGACACGCAACCATTGATTAGGACTATTGAATTTATCCAATATAGGCTGTATATCTTTACGAAATTGGCTAAATGATTTTCGATTATGATTTTCGTCAAAAACAAGCTCTTGCATCATTCGCATTTCAGCTATATTTTTTGCAGCCGAAAACTGAAACATATTTGCCATATATTGTTCCCACCAGTCCGTATTCGTTAGCTCTGAGAATGATTTTTCAATCGAAATACCTTTTGTCATGGTATCAAAAAACGCCTTGCTATATGATTGATACATCAAAAGGAATAATACAGTAATAGTCGGATTGTCATAAACAAATTTAGCCTCTTCATTTTGTAAAGTTTCTAAATTTGGTAAGTAAAACGGTTCCGATTCCGTTTCTGGATCTATCGATTCTAATGTGAGATATTCAGAACCTAAAAGAATTTTTTTTTTAATCCTGTTGATTCTGTTTCAATTGGTTGTTTTTCTTTTGGAGCTACTTGCTGTTTCGGCGCCTCTTCAATAAATTCTTTTGGTATTCCAATTGATTCAAAAAAATCGTCGGTTAATTGTTTTTGATTTTGAAACGCCACTTGCGAAATTTTAACTACCTCATCAATTTGATATTTCTTAACTTTGTTTAGTTTGAATTTAGCATCCGTTGGAAAATCTTTATAAAACTGGGCTATTTTAGGCAAACAAATATCATTCAATGTTCGTAACAAATAATCGACATACGTATTTTCTCGGCGTTCATGTTTGCGTTCGTGAACTTCTCCAAGTGCATACGAGCCACGTTCGCCACTTGTTGAAGTTAAGCTCTCACCAAATATCATTTCACGTATATCATTCTTTTTTTTATCATTGAATTGCATATAAATTTGATGCGTTCCAACGGACGTTCCGGCTTTTTCAAAATTAACTTCTAAAGCTTTCATTATTGATCCGTCAGGGTTGCGTGTGTATGGATAAACAAGCCCGTTCGTAGGGTCAATATTACGCAAAACGTTCTCAGCTTGTATTTTTGAAGCATTTATAAAATTGCCTGCTGAATCTTGTTTCGCTTCATTCTCAGGGTATCCAATTGTTAATAATGGAAACGCTAATTTTTTGCCTGCCATCCCCCAATTCACATCATTCATGTTCATTTGGATAAAATCACGCGCAACAGGCTGCATCCAACCTAAAAAGCCTTCATAATTTGTATTTCGTTGTAAAAAGATGAGATTTGCAAAATCCTTAAAATAAACACCATCAAAAACATTGTATGTTGATTGTCTTAACATACGATTTATAGGGTCTATATCTTGAATCGGATATTTATAAATGTCGCCTTCAATAGGGTCAATGTTTATTCCTGAGAAACCCCATCCGGTCGCATGTAAAATTTCTGTTTTAAGCTTTGCAAACCATGTAGATTGACATATTTCTTTTGTGAATGACTGAATGATATTTTCATTTTTATCGACAAACTGAATATCTGCGCCACTTGCCATATCTTCAAAGTCATTAAATAACGAACGCACAAATGAACTCGCTTCGTAACACCATGAATATAGTGCTGCAATAGAAATCGGATAACCCATTTTAATAGCTTGGTCGCAAGCATAACGCCATGTCGTCAAGTCCCATTCAACATAATAATTATTAGTGAATGTCTTTGAAATGATGTTGAGACCGGAATCTTTGGGTAAAATAAAAGGATTGACTTTCACGCCCTGCCCGCTTGCTACTTTTGGATTTGAAACAGAAGGCAATCCCCATCCGCCCCCACCTCCTTTTTGTAGATTTGTGTTATATAGTTCTTGAAGAGGTCTTCTACGTTCTTTACGGGCGTTGGTTGTCATTTTTACAAATGTTCGTTATTATCCAATAGTCCAAAATTTATCCTTTACTAAAATGCTGTTTGAGCTTGTGCATGGCGTTTCAGTTTGTTTCAAACCGATTAATGAAAGTTGGCCATTTCTTATATCGAGTAAATTTTGCTCGTTATTTTTTATTAAATCCATAAGATGAACTGGAATAGCTGGCAAGTTTGCAATTGCGTTTTTAATCGCTTTTATAGCAGTTATTTTGACGCATGTCATATCGCGGGTTGTTCCTATTTTTGCAAATTCCGTTTTAATGTCAAACTTAGTCGCTAAATTACTATACATCTCTGAATAAGCAATATTGACGCAGTTTGTTAAGAAGTTTATGTCGATTGTATTTTGGCGGATTAATAATTGCATCGGGCAAAATAAAAGTATGTCCTCGCCTGTCAAATAGCCAAAATCTAAAGCCTGAATGTCTGCCGGAGTAGGTATAGCCATTTTATTTTATTTTTAATTGTGGTCTTAAAATACCAAATTTTTTACGCTCTGAAATAGTTCCTTGAGGTGTTCGATATAATGCAATTATACATAAATCCTGATAAGACAAATCTCTTTTAAAAAATTTTTTTTTATTCCATTCTTTTAAAATTGAACTATGGATTACAACCATTTTTTTGGACGTAGCTTGAACAACAAAATATTGTTTTCCTGTTATTTTATGTAAGTCATTTGCTTTTTTAATGTAAAATTTTAATTGAATTTTTTGATACGTGAGGATAAAAAATTCATTTATTGATTTAATCATAATTTCATTATAAAAATTTTACAAATATACAAATTTTTTAATAAAAAAAGGCAAATTTCACAATTTACCTTTTAAAAAATCACTATGGAAACAATCTATTTTATTTTTTTTGTATCGATTCACAGCCAAACTCCATTAATATTGTGGAGCAAGCTGTAATAATTATTAAATGAAATAACCCTTTCCAAATTATTGCTTGACCAGTTGCGACAGTTGCTGCCCAATTTATAACCGCCGAACCAATAGCAATACTTAATGAACTGGCAATGTCATGCAAGTCGATAATATTTAACGCAGTTGTACTTGGCCAAACATAATTTTTGCCAAAATATAGCAACGCTGTACCAATTAATGTAACGACTAAAACAAGCAATTGTATAAAAGTTACAGGAATACCCGTTTCACTTGTAAAGCTCGTAGCAATTACGACAACAATTGCCAAAATTAAACCTTTTAAAAAATTAGTCATTTTTTTATTTTTTTTTGTTTATAATATGTTTCACGTGAAACTTAAATTTAAAGCAAAAGTAAAAAATATTTTTTATTTCAAAAAGAAAAAAGCTGACAAAAAAGTAAAAATTAAATTTCACTCGCCTAAATAAAGGCATTTGCACGAACCAACATAATTCAATTATGAAGTTTTAATCTTAAAAGAAGTTTCTCTATAAAAAGAACGCATCAAAATTAAACAAGATAAATAAGAAAAAATATCACAAATTATATATAAAAATATTAAAGATTGTATAAAAAAAACTACATTTTATTATAAAAAAAACTAAGAAATATTATATAAAAAGCTACAAAATCTTAGTTTTTTTGTTGATGTAAATC